CTCCCGCGCCGCAAGCCGCCCAGGTCGCCCCAACAAGCCTAGAGCCGACCGTGAACGACACGAAAGAGGATGGAACGCTGAAATATGCGGACTACTCCGATTACGTGAAGGCGCTTGGGCGGTGGTCAGCCGAGCAAACTCTCCACGAAGCGCATCAGCGCGAAGTTCAGCAGAGGCAAGTCAATCAGGTGCAGGAAAACGTCGAGGATGCCCGCAAGCGGTACGGTTCCGAGTTTGACTCGGTTATCGAACCCACAGCGGCTGCCATCATGGGAGACAAAACCATTCCCCTGCCAGTAAAGCAGATGATGGCTGACTCTGACGTGCTTCCAGAGTTGATTTACACGATCGGGATGGACCAGAAAACCATGAAGGAACTGGAACGTCTTTCGCGCGTGAATCCATCGCAGGCGATTCGTTACATCGCAACTCTCGAAGCTGGTATCCGATTGGAACTCGCCGCTGAACCGACCGCTGTCGCTACTCCTGAGCCGAAGAAAACCAACGCTCCAAAGCCTCCAACCCCTGTAAATGGGGCGAGTTCAAGGGCGTTTGACGTGAGTGACGAGAGCCTTTCTCCGGACGAGTGGGCGCGAAAGCGCAACCAGCAATTGTCTAGTCGAAGGTGATCGATCTCTCAGGAGATTGAATCATGGCGAATAGCCTGCTTTCACCGACAATTATCACGCGGGAAGCATTGCGCATCCTGCATGCGAATCTGAATTTTATCGAGAATTGCGACAAGCAGTACGACAAGCAGTTTGCCAACAGCGGCGCATCGCCTTCGGGCAAGATTGGCCCCTCGCTGACCATTCGTATGCCGAACCAGTACACGGTTCGCACCGGCTCGGTCATCAGCGTTCAGGACACCACCGAAACCAGCCAGGTGCTCACCGTATCGACGCAGAAGGGCGTTGACACCAATTTCACGTCCGCCGACCTCACCCTCACCATTGACGAGTTCAGCGAGCGTTACCTGAAGCCCGCCATGTCGGTTCTGGCGTCGAACATCGAAGCCGATGCGCTGAGCATGATGCTGAACGTCTACAACGCCATTGACGACAACGCCAACACGCTAACCTACAAGGACATTGCGCTGGGTCGCCGGATGCTCAACCAGAACCTTGCGCCCGACGAAGGCGAACGCGTTGGCATTCTGACCTCCCAGCATGTGCCCAGCTTCCTCGACGGTATCAAGGGACTGTTCAACCCGCAGGAAAGCATCTCGCGACCGTACCTCACCGGCAAGATCGGCAAGGTGAGCGGGATGAATACCTACGAGAACACCATCATTCCCAACTTCCAGAGCGGCACTGCTGCTGCTACCACCGGTTACACTGCCACTCTGGCCAGCGGCAGCGCTACGGCAACCCTGGCGGCGGGATCGGCAACATTTACCGCTGGCGATATTGTCACGTTCTCTGGCATCTATGCGGTACATCCCGAAACCAAGGCGAATCTGGGATACCTCCAGCAGTTCGTCTTTACCGCTGCGGTCTCCGGCACCGGCGCCGCCACCATCTCGCCTACTCCGGTAAGCTCTGGTGCCACGCAGAACGTGAGCGGTACTCTGACCTCCGGCCTTGCGGTCGTCAAGGTTGGCGGCGGCGCTTCTGCGCTCTACAACCAGTCGATTCTTTTCCACCCGGAAGCGTTCGCCTTCGTCACCGCCGATCTGATCGATGTTTCGAAGTTCGGCGCATGGGGCGCGCGCGAGGTCATGGATGGCATTTCCATGCGCATCGCTCGCCAGTACGACATTACGAACGACAAGATTCCTTGCCGCATCGATGTGTTGTACGGGTACAAGGCCATTCGCCCGCAGTTGGCCGTCCGCGTCATTGCCCAGTAACCCTAACCGGGGCGCGAATAACGCCCCAGCCCTTTCTGGGCATGGAGAATCATCATGGCAGCAGGAAAGCAGCTAAGCGACAACAATGGCAGCGGAACCGCCCTCGGACAGTCCGCTACCGATACCATCAGCTTCTACGGGGCAACGCCCGTAGCGCAACGCGCCAGCATCGCGGGGAATGCAAGCACGCTCATCTCCGTATCGTCCAATGCCACCATTGCCTCCAATTTGGGCGCATGGATGGCCGAGGTGAACGCAACCCTTCAGGCACTTGGAATCTGGGCCGCCCACTAAATGACGGGAAAGAAAAAAGTCGTATTCGCAACGCCGAGTATAGCGGGGCCGACAGCGCCTTACATTGAGTCGCTGAAAGCCTCGCTCCCTCTTATCGTCGCGGCTGGATGGGATGAGGGATACGCGCAGAAAGTAGGGTGCCCGTATATCTCCTGCGCTCGTGCAGATATGCTGCGCATGGCACTAGATGCCAAGGCTGATGTGATTGTGTTTCTTGATTACGATCTTTCATGGGATGCGCCTGACCTCTTGAATCTGATTGAAACTAAGGGCGATGTGGTATCAGGAACTTATCGTTTCAAAGAGGAAAACGAAGCGGAGCCTGAGCGCTATATGGGCAATTGGGATATGAATCCAGATTGGACCCCAAAGATTCGTGAATCTGACGGCGCAATCAGCGCGACTCTCATTCCCGCAGGTTTCCTCAAGATCACCAAAGAGGCCGTCGACAAGTTCATGGGCGAATATCCTGAACTGAGCTATGGGCCGAGATACAGTCCTACGGTGGATTTATTTAATCATGGGGCAAGGGATCGTATATGGTGGGGAGAGGATTACTCATTTGCGCAGCGGTGGAAGGAAAAATGCGGCGATATTTGGCTGGTTCCTGACCTGAGCATCAATCACCACGCCGTCGACAAGGTTTATCCAGGCAATTTGCATGAATTTCTTATGCGCCAACCTGGGGGGAGCAAGGCAGAATGACAAGCAAGGAAATCCAACTCATCGCACCGACCGATGCCAGCACGAATGCGTGGCTCAAGATGATTGCGCACCAGTTGGCGATTCTGATTGAGGTAATGGACTCGAAAGCTCCACAGGTTCAGCCGATACCCGAGAAGCGCGGCGTTGGCCGCCCGCGAAAGGTCGCATAATGGGGCCGATTCTCACTGACCAATCCGGTAATCAGTATTCGCTCTCGGTGGACGAGTCTAGCGGTGCGCTGCTGACGAATCCGGTGTCGAACCTTACGCCGACGACTACCGACAACTCCATCTTCTTCACGGCGCTGTCGCTCATCACAGCGGCGATGAGGTTGCTCAACGTGGTGGCGTCCGGCGAGTTGCCAACGAGCGACGAGGCAAACGATGCGCTGATGGCGTTTCAGTGGATGGTGGATTCGTGGAATGCGGACAGCCTATCTATCTTCACCATGAGCGCCTCAGACTACCCGCTGGCGCTCGGCAAGCAGGCGTACACGCTGGGACCGGGCGGAGACTTCAACGCAACGCGCCCCTCGCAGATCGTGGGAATGAGCGCAATCCTGCTCAATAATCCGACGAACCCGGTGGAGGTTCCGATTGATCTGTACACCATGACCCAGTGGCAAACGCAGGTTCCGGTCAAGAGCGTCTCCGGAACTTTCCCGCTGACCTGTTACGACGACGGTGGCGCGCCGCTGCGCACACTGTCTTTCTGGCCTATTCCCAACTCGCAGCCTAACAATGTCCGCATTTACGCGTGGCAGTCGCTCGTCTGGCCTGCCACGCTGCAAACCATCCTCAATTTCCCTCCGGGGTATGCGCGGGCCTTCGTCTACAATCTCGCTTTGGAGCTGGCGCCTCAATTCGGAGCGCAGATTCACCCCGCAGTTGCGAAGATCGCTGTCGAGTCGCTGGCCACGGTAAAGACGCAGAATGTGCAAGAATTGCACCTGGTTTCTGACCTGCAAAGCAACCCTGCTGGCTTTAATTGGAAAGCTGACATGTTCGGAATTGCGTATTAGGAGGATAAAATCGCCAGATTTGGACTCATTTCAGGTAGCTACCAGTCGCAAAGCCCTATCGCTGACTGCCAGAGGACGGTCAACTGGTATCCAGAACAGATCGAGAGCCAAATGGCCGCGTCTTCAATGGCGCTGTACCCTACGCCCGGGCTGGCCGTGTGGGGGACCATCGACAAGCCTGTGCGCGGCGAGATTGAGATCAACGGGCGCATGTTCGCCGTGGGAGGCGCGAACTTCTACGAGATGAACGCCGCGGGCACTCCGACACTGGTCGGGTCCGTTGGGAACAACCTCCAGCCGGTCACGATGGCGACGAATGGCACGCTCGGCAATCAGGTGCTCATCTGCTCAGATGGAAAGCTCTTCATCTACACGCTCGACGCAATCGGGAATATCCCCGCGGGGACACTGACGCAGGTAAGCTCTTTGCAGGGCATTCCGGCATCGGTGGTATTTTGCAGCAGCTATTTCATTGCGTTGCTGGCGGGCACGAACAAGTTTCAGGTTTCCAATCTGCTCGATGGTTCGCAATGGAACGCGCTCGGTGTCCAGCAGAACGAGACATTTCCCGAGAATATCGCTTCCATTGTTTCGGCGTATGGGTTTCTTTTCGTTCTAGGCCAGGGTGGACACTCGCAGGTTTACTACAACTCCGGGGCCAGCCAGTACACCCCTTTCAGCCCCATCTCGGGCGCTTACATGGAGGAGGGCTGCGGCGCGCCACTTTCGCCTGTCGTGATGGACAACACCGTTTTCTGGATCGGTGGAAGAGATGGCAAGGGAGATATCGCCTGGCGCGCGAACGGCTACACACCAACGCGGGTATCCAATTTCGCCGTGGAGACTGCCTGGGCCTCATACCCGCTAAAAGGGTCTGACGCGGTAGGATACACGTACCGCGACCAGGGCCACACGTTTTGGGTTCTGCGTTTCCCTTCGGCTAATGGCGGGGCTGGCGCTACTTGGGTTTATGACGCATCCAGCCAGCAGTGGCACGAGCGCGGATTCTGGTCGCAGACTGGGCCTACCGGATACAGCGCACACCTTTCGACCTGTCACGTCTTCGCGTTCGGAAAGCATCTGGTGGGTGACTGGAATTCCGGCAATATTTATTCCATGGATATTGCCAACCTTACGGACAATGGAACCGCGATTCGCCGCTGGCGGCGTTCCCCTCACATCTCAGCAGAGCGAGAGCGCGTATTCCTCAACCGTTTGCAGATCGATTTAGAGGTTGGACTGGGCCCAGAGCCTCCGCTCATTGGCTTGACTCCGCCGATGGAGCAAACTGGCGTCTCAGAAGTCGGTAAACTGGTGATTGATGACCAAAGCGGAGGCCGGTATTCGCTCCAGGTGGACGAGACCGATGCTTCACTTACTACGACGTCACTCACGCCAGCCGGGCAGCAGCCGCCCTACTACCGCGGGCCGCAGTTGTCGATCAGCATTTCGCGCGATGGCTCAAAGACGTTCGGGCCTGAGCACCTGCTTGACTGTGGGCAGGCGGGAGAGACTAGAAAGAGAGTAATTCTGCGGCGGCTCGGACAGGCACGCGACTTCGTATTCGACATTGTGGCCACGGACCCGGCGCCATGGCGCATAATCGACAGCTACATCGAAGGAACTGGATTTCAACAGCCGATGCAGAGATTGCAGAAGCAGATGGCGCAGGTGCAATGATGAGTACAGAAACAATCCGCGAAACTCTCCTAGGGCAATGCATTGGAGCGACCATTCTCGACATTACGACGCCCGATGCTGATGAGTTTCTCGCGGGCGGCCCAAACCATGTCTATTTCCATCTCGGAAATGGAGAGACGATATTCGCTACGCTCGGGGATGAATCAAACCCTGGGCTGGTTGGTCTGCTCGATACTGAAGATGACGAAGAAGAGGTGTAATGATGGCGCAGGCGATCAACGTTCCCTCTCCGGTATCCGCAGTGGTCCCGTTCGTTCACCCGCAGGCAGGAAATACTCCACCTCCGGCCAGCGGACTCACCGCTTTCGGATTCAAACACCTTTCGGATACTCAAACAGCGGTAGCCGCACTCGTTGCACAGGTGGCCGCGCTCAATACGAAGGTAGGACTATGAAAAACCGTATTCTCGTATTTCTCGGAACACTGGCGTTATTCCTCTGCTCCGTTCCGGCCGTGTCTCAGAACCCAGTGGTTCCCTTCCGCTCGTCGCGCGCCACGTTCACGACTCCGACGGGCCAGCCGTTATCGGGTGGATGCATCTACACATACCAGGGAGGAACAACCACCCAGCAGGCTACCTATACCGACTATACGGGCGGAACGGCGAACACGAACCCCGTCATTCTCGACACGACCGGCAGCGCCGTGATGTGGCTGGGCGCGAACTCCTACAAGTTCATTGCCTACAGCGCTGGCGGCTATCACTGCTCCTCCGGAATCCTCCAGTGGACGGTTGACCAAATACCGGGAAATGCATTCCTCAATGGGACCATCAGCGGGGCCACAATAATCAACCCGACAATCACAGGCGGAACGGATTCAGGAACGGCGATCTCCAGCGCGGTCATTACTGCATCGAGTATTGATAGTTCGGCTATCGGGTCTACTTCTCCATCCTCAGGATCATTCACCAGCCTGGCTGGCGCTCTCAATGCCGTAACATTCACCACCACCCCCATATTCGATGCAAGCAAATACGACTATTTCACCATGACGCTGAGCGGAAATGTTGCGTCGAGTACGATCATAGGCGCAACGACCGGGCAGACAATTACCTTCGATATTTGTCAGAACGGAACCGGGCAGACGA